TTTCAAAAATATCTTGACATTGTATCTAATGTTTGGTACGATGGTTTTGTAAACAAAAACACTCAAATCACTTAGGAGGCTTAAATTGAATAACTCAAGAATTGAACTTACATCCGAGGAAAAGAGAGACATTGTTACCTTGATTGAACAGGTAAAATCACTCTTATCTGAGACCCGAAACAAAGCCACACAGGTACGCTTATTTGTTACGGCTGATGTTATCGGATTCACTCTTATCTCTTGTCCCACTAAAAAGGTGGGAAGTCTTATCAAACTTATCACAGAGAATTTTGATGTTACCCTCATCAAACAGACTCCGACCACACTCACATTTGCTGTTGTGGATAATCGGGAGAATGACGAACTCCGAGACAGAACGATTACCTACACCGATTTTGTCAAGGGAATGAACGTACTTCCTTTCGAAGCACTTGAAGTTCTTGCCGACAAGATGGGTTGGACATTTGACATTGTTGACGGAGTTATCCGTGGCGTATACAAAAAGGAGGCTAAATAATGGACGGCATGACGATTACAAGATTTGATAGTGAGTCCTTTTGTGGATACACTCAGATAACCACATTCTTTGAGGATTTCAGCATTGCCGAGCACTTTGGCGCAAAAGCGATACAGGATACATATCTCAGAGCATTCAAAGAGTGGAAGACCAATTACAAGTATCTTACAGAACTTGTGATGGTGCTGAATTGGAAGATTTGGCAGTGGTATGGCAAGAATGATGAGTACGCTCAGATGTATAACGACCTTTGGGAGGTGGCTGACCTGTATGCCACTGAGAACCTTAAAGGCGAAGAACTTGATTACTTTTACAAAACTACGGATTGAGGTGAAGTATGACACAAAAAGAACTTACAGAACGCTACGGAAACAAGCCTCCTATTGCTGTCTATGCTGACAGCAATTGGGGTGGGTTAGAATTACTTGATGTCGAACATGGGATTGACGAATATGCGATTTGCCGTTGGAATTACGGAACGCCAGGAAAAATCCACAGAGTTAAGATTCAGTACACTAAATCGGAATCTGTGCCGTACATCAGAATAGATGGATATTCAATCAGTTTTAATAACCTTATGAGGGTGTAATATGACAAGAAGCACATTAAAGAATATATGCCGACTGATACAGGAAGCCAATGAGGAACTTCCTGTTGAACAGTCATTTTTATCGGACTTAAAAAGAAGCATTGAACTTACGGATAAGGCGAACAGGCGATTGCCCTCGAAGACCTACAAACCGAGTTCAATGCATTGTATTCGTAACATGTATTATCAGAGAATCGGAGCACCACAAGATGATGGGGAGAGTTCCTATACACTTGTGGGTATTTGTAATTCGGGGACAGACATACATCAGAGAATCCAACAGTCGGTACTTGACATGAAGTCTAATGACATGGATTGTGAGTATGTAAATGTTGCTGAGTATGTAAGAAGTCGGGAGTTAGATGACCTTGAGATTGTAAAAGAACCCGATTTTGAACATGGGGATTATGAGACCAAACTATTTCACAAGAAACTGAATATCAGTTTTCTGTGTGACGGAATAATCAGATATAAAGGGAAGTATTATATCCTTGAGTTAAAGACAGAGAGTTCCAATAAGTGGATGATGCGAAAGGGTGTTGACCCTAAGCATTACATGCAAGGAACAGCATATAGTTCTATGTTTGAGATACATGGAGTCATATTCGTTTATATCAATAGAGACGTGCTTGACATGAAAGCGTACATGTTTGAGCCGACAGACGATATGAAATCCGAGTTAATGGGTAAGATAACTAACTGTGATAACTATATTGAGCACAATGTTGTCCCTCCTAAACCCGAAGATTTACCGAGAAGCGTGTGTGAATTTTGTAATTACAAGACTATGTGTCGAGGTGATTTATAAATGGCTAAGAATAAAGGAAAAGGCTTTGAAGATGCTGTAAGAGAGTCACTTGAAAAGATACAGGACGTGTCAGTAGACCGAATACCCGACCAAGTGACCAAGTATAAGGGAAGCACCAATATCTGTGATTTTATAGCCTATAAACATCCCACACTTTTTTATATCGAATGCAAGTCAGTACAGGGGAACACTCTGAGTATCCATAGCATCCCTAAGAGGGGTAAGGATGGTAAACTACACGGATTTTACGGGAACATTCGAGACAATCAGTGGGAGGGGTTGCTTGAGAAGTCAAAGATAAAGGGAGTAGTTGCAGGAGTTCTCTGTTGGTGGATTGACCATGACGTTACCTTGTTTTTGCCAATCGATTTGTTACAGGACTTATATGAGGCTGATTGTAAAAGTGTGCGATATGATGTGGCGTATGATGCATCAGTGCCGATAGTAGAACTTAAGGGTGAAAAGAAACGAGTCTATTTTGACTATGACATGACACCACTTTTAAAACTTAAACACTAGGAGGAAACGAGATGATTTATGACGTTAGCGAGAAGAGCAAGGAACTGTTAGCCTCTATCAGAGGTACAGTAGAGAATACCTCAATACAGGTGAATGACATTGTAAAGGAGATAATTGAGCCGTATTGCAAGGATTTGGACAACTATATCAGATTCATTGCCAATTGTCTGAAAGACGGAGAGAAGCCTCCTACAACGACAGAACTTGAGGATTTTTGTATGAACCTTTCCACCTATATTTACTTTGCTGGTGGCATGTGCGAACAGTTGGGCATTAAGGACGATATCAGCAAAGCCGTATGGAGAGAGGTTTATAACACAGCAAGAGACAATAACACACAGGGTACAGTTGCCGACAGGAATACACAGGCTGAGTTACAGAGTCAGCACGAACAGTTGACAAATATCTGTTATTCAAGAGCGTATAAGACCATGAAAGCCAAGGTAGACGCAGCACAGGAACTTCTTTCAAGTTGTAAGAAAGTACTGTCACATAGAATGCAAGAGGAACAGTTGACACATATGATGTCAACCACAGCAGATAGTAAGAAAGAGAGGTGGGACTATTGAACAAGAAAATAAACATGAAAGCAACAGGGGAGAACATTAAGAAGAGGTGTGAGGCTCAGAAGATATCGCCCGATGAACTTGCGAGATTTTTCAATCTTGACCTTTCAACCCCGTATTATTGGTTTCAAGGTAAGTCACTTCCTAGATGGGAGTTGGCATTTAACCTTGCTGATATACTGTCATGCCGACTTGAAGACCTGTTTGTGCTTGAGTCAGATGAGGAATAATAAGGAGGGTAAAAGAGATGTCAAAGATGAAAGAGTTGATGAAGAGTATCAACAAAGAGTTAAAGGGAAATATTGTCAGTAAGGGGTTGCCTCAGTACGACTATAAGAGAATCCCTTTCACTAGTCCGAGACTGAATTACATGACCTATGGTGGAATCCCCATGGGAAAGTTGGTTGAGTTCTTTGGTGAGAACCATGGAGGTAAGACTACCACAGCCCTTGATGTCATTGCCAATTATCAGCACATGGAGGGGGCGAAAGATGTAGTCTATGCTGACATGGAGAACACTTTTGACCGAGTATGGGCAACAAAATTAGGAGTAGATGTTGAGAACCTTTGGATTATAAAGCCCGAGGGACAGGGTGCTGAGACAGTCTTTGAACAGATACTTCAAATGCTTGATACAGGCGAAGTAGGACTCGTGGTAATCGATTCCTATGGTGCTATGATGTCCAATAAAGAGTTTGAGGATAGCGTAGAGGATAATCAGTATGGTGGCATTGCAAAGGCTCTTACCAAGTTCAGTAAAAAGGCTGAGATGCTTTGCAATAAGTATGAGGCTACTGTAATCGGTATCAATCAGTTACGTGCTAAGATGAATGACCCATATGGCGGAATGACCACAACAGGTGGTGAGGGTTGGAAGTTCCTTTGTTCAGCAAGATTTGAGTTCCGTATGGGCAAGTATATAGATGCAAAGGGTAACGACCTTACAAGACAGGCTGAGAATCCTGCAGGCAACTATGTAATGGTTACCATGAAGAAGAATAAGACTTGTCCCCCTACAAGACGCACGGGCTTCTATACTCTGAATTATCTTAAGGGCATTAACTATCTCAAAGATTTGATAGAGGTTGCGCTTAAGTACGGAATAATCGAACAGTCGGGAGCATGGTTTGCTATAAAGGATGCTGAGACAGGCGAACAGATAGAAAAGTTACAGGGACAGGCAAGAGTGTACGAATACCTTGAGTCTGAGGAGCATATCGACACCTTAAAGATGATTGAACAGTACATAGACAGTAAGATACAGGAGGACTAAAACTTTTTGAAATTTTTTCAAAATAGTTGTTGACATACATTCTGTACTATGTTATTGTTGTATTGTCGAAAGACACTTAAAACACTTAAAACACGGAGGAAAACGACATGACTATCATTCTTAAGAGTTGGATATACGAGGAAATTCAGAGCAAGGCTTTTTGCAAGGGCAAGACCATTGTTTGGAATAAGAACTTTGAGTATGACAAGAATGGTAAGGAAATCGTAACCTATACCATCAAGGTCAATGGCATTGTCAGAGAGACCGAAAAGGCAATCTGTTTTGATTGTGTTTATTGGTATCATGGAAGCCGTACTGTGAACTTTACTGAGCACACAGGATACAAGGTATGGATTCCTAAATCAGCCATCCTTGAGTATGACAATCGTGGGTTTGCCGTAGCAATGTAACCTTAAAACACTTGGAGGACAGAGATATGAGAATAGATATGATAATCACTTGCACCGTCATAGGTTCACTTGATGAAATCACATTACGGTTCAATTCTGAGGAGCATCACATTGAATCACTTCGTAGAGCGTATGAGTCAGCGTTTCGTAGTGGTGAGTTTTCCGATATGAAAATCGAACTGATATATAGCCGTGTGTGAGGTAGATATGAGCGTATTAGACACTTGGAAAGGTACAATTGAGATAAATGGTTCACAGCACACGAACATTGATGACGTTCGTGGGGCTGTGTCCATTCATTTGATTCCTAACGGATTTGTTAAGATGGAAGAGGAAGCAAAACCCTCTGTTAAACCTGTGACTGAGGATACTGTTTATGTTGTCAAGGTAAAGACTTGGATGACTAAACCATCAACTCCCGAATTTAACTTTATGGAGAAGTTTAATAAAGACATTCCGATGCCTCTTAGAGTTATGGTGGGAAAGGTAATCAAAGAGTCTCCTAAGATGATTTACATGCAATTACACGGAGATATCTTACAGGAGGTTACACAGACTTGTATGTGCTGTGGAAAACCTATCACTAATGAGGTGAGCAAGTATTTCGGTATGGGTCCAGTATGTGGACAGCATAATTACGTAAATCCGTTCAGTTCTAAGGAAGAGTTGAAAAAGGCTGTTGGAGAGTACAAGGAACGGCTACAAAACATAACTTGGGAGGGTTGGATTCCTCAGAGTGCTATAGAGGAGATGAAGATATATGAATAGACCCACTCGCTTTTACTCAGACCGACAGGAGAAAGCCGTAGCAAAAGCCCTTGGGGGCAAACAGACAGCCAACAGCGGAGCAACAGCCTTTGTAAAAGGGGACGTTCGTGCAGGTGATTGGCTGATAGAATGCAAGACAGCCACTACCGAGAAGAAATCTTTTTCTATCAAAAAGGAATGGCTTGAGAAGAACAAAGAAGAAGCATTCGATACGGGATATTCCAACAGTGCACTTTGTTTTGATTTTGGTGATAATGGTACAAGGTACTATGTCATAGACGAGAAAACATTTAAACAATTAAAGGAGGGCATTTTATGACACAGATATCAAGGATTTTGGGGCATATGAAAGCAACAAAAGACCACAGCATTACAAGCATGGAGGCGTTTCAGAAATTCGGAGCAACACGTCTTTCGGCTGTAATCTTTGAGTTACGCAAGAGAGGCTATGACATTACGTCAATCCCCGAAGAGAGCGTCAATCGCTATGGTGAGGATTGCAAATATGTCAGATATCGTCTGAACATGAAGAGCGTAAAGTCAGTAGAAAAGTAACCAGTCAGAAAAGGAGAAACTTATGGAAGTCAAAACCTGTGAACAGTATGTGTTACAAAAACTTGAAATTGCTGAGAATGATGTGGAGTCTTTGAAGATGGATATCATCTGTAAAAACTCTCAGATTGAATCTCTTACGGATGAACTTAATGAGATTAAGTCTGAACTTAATGAGATTAAGTCGTTTATTCAGAGAAGATTCACTATCTATGAATCGCTTAATGATAATTCACTTAATTTTGATGAACCTTGGGAGAAGCATGATGAGCATGATTATAGGCTGATTGTAAATATTCTCAAAGAGGGACAGGAGGGCAAGTAATGAAGAGAGCAGAACTCGCATTTGTCGATAAGACAACACTTAAGAAGTATATCAAGAAACAGGGACTTAGGCTTAATCAGCTTTCGGAAGATATGGGATACGCATCAAACTATCTTGCTGATGTGCTTAGAGAGGGACGTAAAAACTTACCGCTTCCAGCATATAAGCATCTTTGTTCAATGTTAAAGGTTTCGGAAGATAAGTTTATCATTAAGGACGAACCTAAGACAGTGACAAAGCCCCAGGAGAAGACGGAGACGGCTACACCGACCATTATTAATAATGGTTTCACTCCCGAACAGTTCAATGCACTGATACAGGCAATCAGTAATCTCGGAGATACCATCAATAAGGGACTTGAGAAGATAGCAAGTACTGAGAGTAGCACAGCCATTATACAGGGCAAGATTTACGGAGAACTCACAGGACTTTCAAATGCTCTTGGGGTGAATAATAAGCCTCAGACAGAAGTTACTAAGGGCGTACAGGTAAGACCTCAGTATGCCAATACCATCGGAGGAAAGCATTAATGGCTGAACAGTCGCTTGCTGTAAAATACAGACCAAAAACTTTTGAAGATGTAACAGAACAAGGAAGCATCATACAAATCTTGCGTAATCAGTTGGAAAACGGCAAGATAAAGCATGTCTATTTGTTCAGTGGAGGTGCTGGCACAGGTAAAACTACTTGTGCCCGCATATTCGCTAATGAGATAAATAACGGAAAAGGAATGCCCGTAGAGATTGATGCAGCAAGTAATAATTCTGTTGAATCCGTAAGAACAGTAATTCAACAAGCCGTTCAACCAAGTCTTGACGGAAGCACGTACAGGGTCTACATTTATGATGAGTGTCATATGTTGTCGGTATCAGCATGGAATGCAATGCTTAAGATGCTTGAAGAGCCTCCTCAGACAGCAATATTCATTTTCTGTACAACAGACCCGCAGAAGATACCTAAGACAATCCTTTCAAGGACTGAAAGATACGATTTCCAACGTATAAGCCAACAAGGTATTGTGGACAGACTTAAGTGGATAATCGTAGAAGAGAACCAAGGCAAGGAGATAGATGACCTTTTACACTTTTCGTATGATGCCCTTGAATATATAGCAAAGATAGCAGATGGCGGTATGAGAGATGCTATTACATTGCTTGAGAAGTGTCTTGCATTCGATAAGGATGTGTCACTTGATAATGTCGTAAAGACAGTCGGAACAGTAGATTTCAAGGTATTCTTTGACCTTACAGAGAGCATCGTAGATGAGATACCTAAAGAGATGCTTGAGATTATTGAGCAAGTACATTCACAGGGCAAGGATTTGAAGTTATTCGTTCGTGGTTATTTGGATTTCGTTCTTGATTTGTGTAAGTTTGACACCATGCGAACATTGACCTACACCAAAATTCCCAATTTTTATGAGGACGGTCTCAAGAAGATGGACAATCATTATTTTGATATCTGTTTTCAGTTGCTTCAAAAGTTACTCAAACTCAATTCGGATGTGAAGTGGGACAGTAATCCCAAGGCATTGATAGAGGCTAACTTGATTGACATGTGTATGAGGGCTGAGTGATGGGAAAGACATTAGTGCAGCCCGATAATATGACATGGGCAGAGTGGATGTGTGAGTTGATGTGTGGAGAACCCGAAGATGACGAAGATGATAGGACAGTTGAACATACAGGACAAAGTAAAGACACTGATAGAGTCCAATAATTTTCCCCGATTCTGTTTGTTAGTCGGAGACAGGGGAAGTGGTAAGAAGACCTTTGCTCAGTGGTTTATCGGACAAGAACTTGATATGCCGACAGAGATGTGTGGCATTGATGCTGAGAGCGTAAGAAGCACAATAGAACAGGCGTATTCCACAATAACTCCTATACTATATGTGTTTCCCGATGCTGATAACATGTCTCTTTCGGCTAAGAATGCGTTATTGAAAGTAACAGAAGAACCTCCAAATAACGCACGTTTTGTAATGACAGTAACAAGTACGGATAATGTGTTGCAGACCATTCTTAGTAGGGCATTTGTGCTTTACATGGATTCCTATACAACACGGGAGATAGCACAGTACTATTCTGAAAAATACGAAGTGGACAAAGATGAGATTTACTTAGTCACACAGTATTGTAATACTCCTGGGGATGTTGATTTGCTGTTGTCTTACAATGTCAACGAGTTTCATGAATATGTAACACGTGTTATTGATAACATTGACAAAGTGTCGGGAGCAAATTCATTCAAGATAGGTGCTAAGTTAAATCTTACCTCAGAGGGTGAGGGATATGACCTTGCGCTGTTTTGGAGAGCATTTTCAAATACATGTTGGTGGCATTTAATCGAGCATCGAAAGTATTCTGAGGGTATTGATATTACCTCTAAGTATCTGACAGAGTTGAGAATCAATGGACTAAATAAACAGTTCGCATTCGATAATTGGTTATTGGATATACGGAAAGCGTGGATGAAGTATGCAGAGGATTAAGAGGGTTAATCCAAACATAAGCAAGGTAATGGATGACATTGACGCTATCTATGCGCTGACCTCCGATGTAGCCACGCACCCACTGATTCGTCCTGTGTTTGATGAGAGTTGCAAATCGCTAATCGACCTGTTTAATACATATTGGTATGAGACGTATGAGGTGGATTACACAAATATCACATATGATTCCTTACCAACCAACTATAACAAGAACATGATTCTTTCTTTCAGTGGAGGGAAAGACAGTATAGCATCAGCAATCAAATGGAGAGATGCTGGCTATAACGTCTATCTGTACCACATGAAAAAGATAAATCGGTCATTCAGTGATGAGTGGGAGAGTGCTCAGAGGTGTGCCGAGTTGCTGAACATGCCAATATTCTTTGATGAGATTTCATACAGTGGTAAGCACATGTGGATGGAACACCCAATGAAGAACATGATTATAGCAAATGGTGCGCTATCCTATGGTATACGAGAGGGAATAAGCACGAACATTGCGTTCGGCAACTACACAACGAGTGTGTTGGTCGATAATCCGTTTGACCGTTGTGCAGGCGATTGCATGGACATGTGGGAAAAGTATGAGCATATCATTCAGAGAGTGTTGCCCGATTTCAAGATTCACTGTAACCTTTCTAACATGAATGAGACTCTTGATATTGTATCCGAGCATAAAGACCTTTACGAGAACAGTCATTCATGCCTTTGCCGACATAGCCTAAGACCTTACAGGAATAATTGGGTCAAGGAGAAGTTCGGGATAGTGCTTCCTAGGCTGAGATGTGGAAGTTGTTATAAGTGTGCTGTTGAGTACATTTATATGGCTGACCATGATAAGATGCCGTTCAATGAGGCATATTATAAGTATTGCCTTAATCAGTTGCTAAAGGTGATGATAAACGAGAATGTGTATCCTAGGAATGTCTATGGGATATGGGAACATTTTATGTTATATGACATAAGTGAGTCAAAGATATACGACCAAATGGATAATGTTGCCGTGCTACTTGGAGGGATAAAATGGCTGTAGATGATTTGAAATATCATGAATGTATGCAATTGACAAGTCAGTTCAAGTTTTGTCCGAATGCATTCCGAGTAGACCTGTATAGGGGCTGTGATTTCGGTTGTAAATACTGTTTTGCGAACATGGAAGCATTTCATGAGACAGGAACAGGACTTTCTATGTGGAGAAGTGCCGATATTGGCGAGATTAGGCGTAAGTTCGAGTTAGCACTTGAAACAGATACCGAGTCAAAGAGCGTTGTGGTAGAGTTGTTGAGGCATAGAGTGCCTTTGCATTGTGGTGGGATGAGTGACCCTTTTCAGAAAAGAGAATGGGATAGGCATCTTACTAAACAATTAATCGAGATATCCAACAAATATAATTATCCGATTCAATTTTCTACCAAGACAGCATATTTGCCTACGGACTATTTTGACATACTTAATCCTAAGATACATGCCTTTCAAGTGTCTCTTATGGGACTTGATTACGATTATGTGACCAAGTGGGAGACCAATACTCCGAGACCGACAGACCGAGCCGAGTTTGTTCAGTTATTGAGAGCTGAGGGGTTTTGGTGCTCAGTAAGAATACAGCCCGTAATCGAGATAGAGCCTGTTTTAAAAATGGTTGAGATGTTTGAGGACATACCGAGTTATTATTCCGTGGAACATTTGCATGTTATGGCAGACAGTTATGTTGCACAGCAAGCCTTAAGGGATAATGAGATTGACCCTAACGTATTTACTCAGAATGGTGGAGTACTTGAGTTCAAGAGAGATATAAAGATAAAGAACCTTGAGGCTATAATGAAGATAGCAAACGGCTATGGAGTCAAGGTAGGGGCGGCAGATAATGATTTGCACCATATGAGTCAGTCAAGATGTTGTTGTGGGACTGATACGATTGGGGAGGATTTCAATGAATACTTGAAGTTCAACAGTTGTTATCTATCCACAGGGGAGTCGGATATAGACAATATATGGATTCCTAAGTCAAACGTAAGGAGGCATATGAATATAGGCAAACAGAAGCCTGTTGTGTATGTCGAGGATGTAGTCAAGAAATATCTGAAAGATAACACAGAACTGATACCCGATGAGTATCGGGAGAATGTTGAAAAGAAGTTGTTCGGTAACTATAAACAAAGATTATTCTAAGAGGTGCGATTATGACAGTAGAAAAGACGGGCTATGACCTTATGGCAGACATTCTTGATATCAATGAGACTATTGAGAAATTGAAGATGAGGAATACAGGGGATACGCCCGATTTGGATTTATGCAATGCAACAAAGTTACTTTTGACATACAGAGATGTGTGTGTGACTCTGTTGAAACAGACAGTAGTAGTGCATGGAAACGTGTTCTAAAAATATTTTGAAAAAAATTCAAAAAAGTTGTTGACATATAATATCACATTTGATAATATAAAGATGTCGAAAGACAAAACACTTAAAACACTTGAAAAACAAAGGAGACTTGAATATGAGAAACTCAAACGCTAATTACAATCTTAAGAACATCATGAACAAGGCTTGGAATCTTTTCAGAGCAAACTTCGGAACTTTCAGTGATTGCCTTAAGCAGGCTTGGGAAGAGGCTAAAGAGTTAGTCAGTGCTGTAAAGATTATCGGTGCTGAGGTAAGAACTTGGTTCGGATGGAAACAGATGGGATTCGAAGTAATGCACGGAAGCAAGGCTGTATTTCAGAGAACTATCACTGATACCACAACTAAGAGTGGATACAGAGTAGTAAGTTACTTCACCCGTTCACAGGTTGCACCTATTGCCGAATAATAAACACTTAGAAAAGGAGATACGAATATGAATACACTTGAGGCACTTGCAAACGTAAACAAACTCATTGAGGAACTTGAGGGACTTAATGACCGTACCTATGCTGAGAACAATGGCAAGGTAAACTATAGTAGACACAAGACCATCAGATATGATTACAGGACAGGTAAGCGTAAGTACGCATTTTATATTGGTGACATCTTTGATGAGGTCGGAATCTTTGATTGGTGGGGAGATACCCTTTCAGTCTCACAGTTGAAACAGATGAAAGCATTCCTTGAACAAGCGCATAAGTTAGGTTTTGACGGATATGTTTGTTTCAAGGTCGGTGCAGCAGGTTGCTCACATGGTATGTGGGCACATAAGGAGGAGAGCACCACAGGATACAGCCCCGATGGAGACGTACTTTTCCATAGTTTCAGAAGTGGTGATTGTTATTGGGATGTGTGCCTTAACAATACATGGATTCATGATACAGTTGAGGATTCCCGTCACAACTATAAGTTCTCACTCAAGCGTGTAAAGGAAGCAATTAGAGGGTAAAAGATGACATATTCGGATATCAAAGGGCACTTGCTAAATGGCACAGTGCCCAACTTCCTTATATTTTGTGGGGAAGAGCGAGAAGTTCAGCGCATCTACATAAACAAGATTGCTGAGAGCAAAAAACAGATATTGAAGAGGATTGATGGAGTGGGAGAAGCCTTGAAGAATCAAGGAACTTCTCTATTCAGTCAGTCCTTTTGTTATGTGTGCACAGAGGATACAGAGTTTCAGAAAGCCGAGAGTGCGTGGGATACTATAAGAGAATCAATCGGAAGCAATACACTGATTTATCAGATATCCAAGATAGACAAGAGGTCTAAGTTCTATGGGTATTTCTCAGAGTCTATACTGATGTTTGATTATATGACCGAGCAAGTATTAACCAAGCATATCAAAGAGCGTTCGGAATTGTCCACAAATGCCTGCAAATTACTGATAGAGGTATGTGAGTACGATTATAGTAGAATCCTGTCAGAATTGGGTAAAATAGAGGCGTATGTAAACGTCAAAGGAATGAAATGGGATACGGCATTCTTTGAGTTGCTTAATGGAGGAGCGATATACAGACCACCTACAGATGCAATATTCGATTGGGTAAATGCTGTACTGAGTGGTAAACCACAACAGGCATTTAAACTGTATGAGGAGTGCAAGAGATTGGGTGAGCCGTCCTTGAGGTTGTTATTGGTGCTGTACCAAGGCGTAAAGAGGTTATTACAGGTACAGTCATGTGAAGTATCAAATATTGCGGAGAATACAGGATTAACACAATGGGAAATAAACTTAGTAAAAGACTTCGTAGGAATATACCAAACAAGAGAATTGGTAGAAGCATTACGAAATATCCGAGATTTAGAGGTAGGAATAAAAACAGGACAAATAGAAGAGGAAGTATCTGTACCATGCGCAATGATAAACCTAATCAGACAGTAGAGGAAACCAAACAGGAATATGTGTATTGTCTGAGATGTGGGAAACGGCTACATTCCGAGGAAAATAAGATGCGTGGCATGGGTAAGGTATGTTGGGAAAAGACCCAAGCCGAGCATAATAAGATGCAAAGGTTGTTCTGAAAACCCTTGTAAAACAATGTATACTATGATATAATAAGAGAGTCGAAAGACACTTAAAAACCTTGAAAAACGGAGGAACAGTAAATGATAATCAAAGTAAGAACATGGGTATATGATAAAGTATCCAAGGAAGCCGAGAAGTATCACAGAAGCCTAATTGCCGTAAGGCAAGAGTATCGAGATTTAGTGTGTTTTGAGATAGAGGGAATAATCAGAGAAACCGCCAAATCGATTACAGTAGATGCTAAATTCTATAAGACCACCTATGGTGATATAATCGATATGAATAAATACAGTGGATATTATATCAATATTCCAAAATCAGCCGTTATTAAATAATTGCAATGCTAACATATACAGTGTATACTGTGTATATGGCAAGCAATAGTGTAAATCAAAATTGCATATGGAAAGATGTAGTCGGTTATGAGGGTTTATATCAAGTAAATAATTTGGGAGAAGTAAGAAGTCTTTCCCGAATAGTTGCTGGGGTATCACATGGTGTACCTCTGAAAAGAATGACACCCTCAAAGTTATTGACCCTTTTGCCTGTGGGTAAGAATGGAGTGTACCGAAAAGTAGCGTTGTGTAAGAATGGCAGAGTAAAGCAATTGTTAGTGCATCGGATAGTAGCAATGGCATTTATTCCTAATCCCGAACAGAAACCGCACGTAAATCATCGGAACGAGATAGGTTCAGATAATCGTGTGGAAAATCTTGAATGGGTAACCGTTAAAGAGAACGCAAATTATGGTACTCGTAATGCTCGCATTAGTCAAGCTGAAAAAGGCAAGGTAGTTCCACGGGGAGTAAATAGCCCTAGTTACGGATTAAAGCGTAGCGCAGAAACACGGGAACGAATGAGACAGAGTGCTTTGAGGAGATATTCAAATGCCAAGCAACAGCGTTAATATTCACCGATTGCAGACAGCGATAAACGGAAAGGGGTACAATGTATTGTACTCCACTTCGCAATTCTATTCATTCAAGCAAAATCGTCCTATAACAGTATATCAAATAAGACAGGCGGTATGGGATGATGAAAAGCAAAAGTCTAAGAGCATAGAACTCTTTAAGTCTACCTCCCAATTACAGATACTATTATTCCTACGGGATATGTGGTATGAGATAAATGGTTGGGAAGTACCAACAGACAATGAGATGTGGAATAAGGCTAAAGAGAAGTACTATGAGAAGCAAGCAAACGCTATAGAGGATGAGTAATATTTTACATGTACAGAATATTACACGTCCAATATAATGGACATGCCCCCCCCCATCTTGAGAAGACATTAAGCCCCCATATCAATAACACTTGTTTTTATAAGCCCATTACCGAGAGAGTTTAGCCCCTAAGGGAGAGGGGGAGAGGGCTGAGGCGGTGGGGGAGGTATCAAAGAATTGCTGTGTGCAAATCCTAAAGAATGTGCCCCCTCCCATGGTTAAAAAGTGGCTTGATTTCCGAAAAACATGGGGTAGGGGGTCTGAATTTTACAAATTTTGAAAATTCCTACATTTGTGGGGCGAGCGAGGTGATAAAATGCCTGTACATAAGGTCGGAAAAGACTGTTATCAGTGGGGAAAGAGTGGCAAAGTCTATTGTGGGAAAGGTGCTAAACAGAAAGCACAGAAACAAGGACAAGCCGTGAGAGCAAGTGGCTACAAGGAGAAGAAAAATGACAAATAATGAGCAAAGTGGGGCATGGAAGACCATAAGAGGCACAAGAGTTTTCATCAGAGACGGAGAATCCGTAGAAGATGCGCTCGTTAGAGGTGCTGAGGAGAAGAAAGCACGGGAGATTGCGAAAAATAAGGAAGTTGCGGATAAGTTAAATGGCAAGAAATCCGCTGAGAAAGTTCCCACTAAAGGAAAACCCGTAGAATATAAGGGATATGGAGTTGATTATGACCTGTATCATAACAAAGAGTATACAGTACAGGTAGATGGGGATGATGTAATGTTCAAATCCTATGATGAGGCAAAAGCATTTATAGATAAACTTGTCGGTGATAATAGAAAGTAATAAAGAGAGGGCAAAAGCAATGGCAACAAAGACAAAGAAAACAACAGAAACAAAAAAGACGGGCGGGGATAATGTTGCCAAGAAAAAGACTACTAATGTCCGTACAGCAAAGAAAGCACATAGAGAATCATTTAGTACTCATGATGGACATGCATTAACAGCATCAGAAGCAAAGTTCATAGATGAGTATATAAAAAATGGTATAGCAAGACAAGCATATATAGCTGCATACCCTAATAGTAACCCTAAGTGTGCATCACAGAATGCTGACCGCCTGTTAAATAAACCTTACATCAACTCGGAAATTAACTACAGGCTTGAATGTGCGAAGAATGATAGCATCGCAAGTGCTGAAGAGATAATGAATTACCTTTCAGATGTAATGAGAGGAAATATCAAGGATGCGTTTGGACTTGATGCGCCTCTTTCAGAGAGAACACGTGCTGCTGTGGAGTTGGCAAAGAGACAGATTGACATACCGAACAAGTTTTCGAATAATGAACAGCCCGAACTGAAAATCACACTTGACTTTGGAGGTGGGGATGAGCACCCTACAGTGGCAGAAGTGATTGGGAATGGGAATGTAACAATCGAGGATGGTGATACTGATGACTGAGACGCTTCGCATCCCACTCTCTGACTGTATAATCCCAATGTACAAAGAGATATTGCAAGACGTGTTGCAACATAAACATACTCATTATGTTGGGGCAGGAGGAAGAGGTAGTACAAAATCATCATTCTTTGGTGGTATCTGTATACCTCTTTTGATTATTCAGAATCCTAATGTACATGCTATCTGTTTTCGTAAGGTAGGAAATACGATACAGAACAGTATATACTCACAGGTGGTATGGGGTATCTACAAACTCGGATTAGAGAGTCTGTTTCATATCCCTAAGACATATAGTACTCCTATAGTGTACTTACCCACAGGGCAAAGAATATTGTTCATGGGTATGGATGACCCGAATAAGGTAAAATCGGTTAAATTACCATTCGGATATATCGGAATCACCTGGTGGGAGGAACTTGACCAGTTCAGTGGGGAGAATGAAATCCGTAAAGTCTTACAGTCCACAATGAGAGGTGGAGAACTGTTTTGGGACTTTAGAACCTTTAACCCTCCGATAAGTAAACTTAATTGGGCAAATGAGTATGCTGAACAGGCTGAGATAAATGGAGGCAATACACTTGTTGTTAGAAACTCCTATCTAAATGTCCCTCTTGCTTGGCTAGGAACTCAGTTCATAGAAGAGGCTGAGGAATTAAAGCAACGGAATGAGAGAGCATATATTCATGAGTACTTAGGAGTAGCAATCGGTACAGGTGGAGATGTATTCCCGAATGTTGAAGACCTCGACATGACCCAACTTGTAGATACTCCCCACGGACAGGAGGAGATGTGGAAGACGTTCGACAGGATATATAATGGTATTGACTGGGGATTTGCACGTGACCCTTTCCGTTTTGTAAGGATGCATTTTGTTCCCGAAAAGTTAGACTTATATATCTTTTCAGAGTATGATACTCTTAAGAAGAGAAACGAAACAGTATTCCACGAACTTTATGACGAGTTGCAACTTGTGGATAGGAAAGAGCAAGTTATTGCCGATAGTGCTGAGGAGAAATCGGTGGCTGACTTTAAGGCGTATGGTGCATTCATAAGACCAGCTGAGAAAGGTCCAGAGAGTGTAAGATATGGAATTAAGTGGTTACAGGGACTCAATCACATCTACATAGACAAGAGAAGATGCCCTAAGACCTATTTCGAGTTCAGTACCTATGAGTATGAACAGGATAAGGACGGAAACTTCATAAGTGCTTATCCCGATGAGAACAACCACAGCGTAGACGCAGTGAGGTATGCACTTCAAAAGTGGTGGGCACGAAAGGGAAATTGATATGTACGAATGTTTGCATTGTGGCAAGAGAGCCGTCATTTGGGACAATGACTTTAGTTTTGAAGAGATGGGATACGATGGGGACGGAATCGTTCATGTTTGCCATTGTACCCACTGTGGTGCTGAGATTGAGTGCAGAATATCCTTAGAGGATGAGATGAACTCAGTGTTTAATGATGAGGAGTTTGATATATAATGGGAAGCACGGGAACAAAAGGTGATGGAGTTTACTCACACGTAGATACTAGAACAACCCCTATGTCGGCTGAGGACATTAAACAGGTCAGTGGGGATTGGAGTACAGGATACTTTCAGACAGGAACATCCTTTGGTATTAATAAATCTCTTAGGCGTGTTGCAGAAGAGGGTGTTTCTCTTGATAAGGCATTAGATGACCGATTCGGAAGAGATGTCAATGAAATCAAGAAAACTATAGAAGCCATGGACAGAAATATGCATCCTATCGATAAGGATATGAAACTTGTCAGACTTGTTGATTCCAATTACACCGATAAATTGTTCAAATCATTGGGTGTCAGTGATGAGATACGTAAAGCCGTTAATAATATGACTTCACGAGGAAGTTTAGGGGCTGAACAAGATAAATATCTGTCAGAACTTAAGGAGAAATTGGTAGGCGCACATGTCCAAGAGCCTAGTTATATGTCTTGTTCTCATGATTTGCAACTTAAAGATTCAGCATTCAAGAGTAGAAGAGTAGCCCTTGATATTGAAGCACCTAAAGGAACAATGGGAATGTTCAGCCCTACTAGGCAGGAAGCCGAGTTTGTACTTGCAAGAAACAGTGGCTATCATATTACGAACATCCGTTTTGACCAAAAAGACCATAGATTAGTGTTTGAAGTGAGAATGGGCAAGTAATTTTTGAAGATTTTTCAAGAAACATGTTGACAAACATTACTTACTATGTTACCATGAGGTTACTAAAAGAAGATTTTCACCAAAAGGAGGTGCAAAAATGAAGAAAACAACCAAAAATCCCAAGGCAAATGACCCGAAAGCCAAGGAAAGGTTCGTTGCAAGCGGAGAGGGACTGATAATCACTCCTCCCAAGAAAAAGACAACCAAGAAATAAGGAAAATCTCAATATTTCCTCTTATTAAGTTTGCCTGTTGTCAAATTCTCAATATTTGTATATAATGAAAATAACGTGGTAGCACGTATATTGAGAGAGCAATAACAAACGTTATTTCAATAAGGAGGAAATAGTAATGGGTTCGAGTGGAATCGTTATACCTAGAACGCCTGGTAGTGTCAAGCGTGAGCCGATTTCAAACAACATTTCAGCATGGGAAAATGCGCTCAGAAGAGGAGACGTTAATCCCGACATTGAGCACGGAGCACTTTTTGATAAGAACGGCAATCCTATCGTAGGATACCAAGGAGATAGACACAGTGTGTCCGTTGAGGCGAGAGTTCTTCGAAGTGATGGAACATTCACTCATTTTCATCCCGACAGGTCTTTCGGAGGTACACTTTCAATGCAAGACCTTAAGGTGTTTGCAAGGTCTAATCTGAGTGAACTGAGAGCCGTTTCCGGACAGGGGCAATTGTATTCAATTAAAGCAGGCGATAACGTTGATAGACAGGGACTTGCTAGGTGGGTAAGGTCTAATCAGAGACTTGCACAGCAAAACTTTGAGAGTTCTTATAGGTCAGCCCTTAAACAGGCTACCACACCTCTCAAGTCTGGACCTCACAAGGGAGAAATCAAACTTGTTAATCGTAACACAGGTAAGGTTACTTACAGAAAGCCTATGACTCCTCAGCAGGCTATGAACTATGCAAGAGCCTATTCCGTAGGTATGTTCGACAGAATGTACGGAAAGGCACTTTCCCGTTATGGTGTAACCTATACTTCCACTAAGGCAGGTAGAAATTCCGACAGGAGATAATTTAAAAGGATGGCAATAACATGAGGAGATAATTTAAAAGGAGGGCAATAACATGGCATCTGAGAAAGACGAAGAAGTAATCGTTATCGGAAATGATGGGCTTGATGACATTGAGAGAAACATACTCATCGAGACTTTCGGTAAGGAAGAGGCTGAGAAACTTCTGAATGAGCAGAAAGAAGAGGCTGAGTCTCTTGATGAGGAATTACAGGAGATTGTCGATGGTGCACCTGCACTTGACGAAATCTAAAGGACTTTTAGGAACACTCCCCCACACCACTATGGGGGAGTTGTGCCTATATGGAGGCGAATATGACACTCTCCGATATTTGGCATAACGTAAGGGAGATTATACGTAATATGGTCGGATTACGTGCAACAATAGAAAACACACTCAATATTGCACCAGCTGTAAGCCATAAGATGGCTGAGGCAATAGATGAATGGACTAACATGTATGAGGACAAGGCTGATTGGATACACGAGCCTACCGCTTCTGACCCTACCCGTGTTGTATCTCTCGGATTGCCTGCATTTATTGCAAGTGAAAAAGCGAGAATGGCTGTACTAGAATTACAGTCAGAAATAACAGCACCCAAGAAGACCGAAGAGGTAGATAATCCTAAGTATCAGCCTCCTACAAGCGACTTAATGGGCAATATCCATACAAGTGGTGAGCCTATGACTATTATCCAAGAGACTCCTCAAAGCCCCGAAGAACGTGCGAAGTACATGAATGAGCAATATCAGACCAAACTGTTGCCTAAGATTAGAACACAGTTAGAGTTCGGTATCGCTAAGGGTTCATTGATTATTAAGCCATATGTGGTCAAATCCAAACAGCAAAATGTTGCTGGTATGGAGAACGAACAACAGGGTGAGGCTGAGGATAAGTACGACATTGAGTTCGATTTTATACAGGCTGATTGTTTCTATCCTTTTGCATTTGACAGCAATGGTAAACTTTCAGAAGTTGCCTTTATTCAGACTAAGACGGACAAGGATAAACTGTATACACGATTAGAGTATCACAAACTCACAGGAAGCAATGTAACCATTACTAACAGAGTCTTTGAGAATGAAGCAAATGCTGTTGGTGCGAATACAGGGGCTTCCGTGTCACTTGGAAGAGAAATAACTCTTGATGCTGTTCCCGAATGGAGGAATTTACCCAAATCGGCAACTATTAAGAATGTTGACAGGCTCTTGTTTGGATATTTCAAGATGCCCGATGCCAACACGATTGACCCTCATTCCCCTCTCGGAATAAGTGGGTTTGCAAGGGCAAAATCATTAATAAAGGATGCCGATTTACAGTATTCAAGACTACTGTGGGAATATGAGGGTGGTCAGTTAGCAATTGATATTGACCGTGATGCTCTTATGGAGAAGCAAGATGGTAGTGGAACTACTCGGTCAGCAATGGGACAGTTACAGCAACGCCTGTACAGAACCATTGACCTTGGTGAATCTAACACCTATCAGCCTTACGCTCCTCAGTTAAGAGATGCCTCTTTGATAAACGGACTGAACAACATTCTCATGAGGATAGAGGATGTGGTAGCCCTCTCAAGAGGTACAATGGCTGAGGTAGCAACCGAAGCAAGAACAGCCACAGAGTTAAAGATACTCAAGCAAAGAAGTTACTCAAGTAACCTTGAGATACAGAAAGCCCTTGAGGTAGCACTTAAGGATGTCATCTATGCAATGGATGTTTACTGCACCCTTTACAACATTGTAGATGATGTGGTACTCAAATCGGGTAAGGTAGATATGTCCAAACTTGGTTTGTATGCTGTATCATTTACTTGGGATGACAGCATCCTCGTAGATGTGGACACTGAGTTGAATAAGCGTATGACACTTCTTCAAGCAGGTCTTACATCCAAAAGAGAAGTTCGTATGTGGTACTTTGGGGAAACGGAAAGCCAGGCACAGACAGCCCTTGATAAGATTAAAGATGAGAATCAGCAATCTATCGAACAGAACATGCAATTCTCCTCTCAGATGGGAAAATCTGTTCAGCAAGGACAGCCATCAAGTTCAAATAATCCCTCCAATGAAAAAGAACAGCCCAAAGTATCCTCGAAAGAAGAGAGTGCCCAATAAGCACTCTCTTTTCTTGTTTCCTCCTTATGCAAGTATCCACTTGAGACCGTTAATCTTGTTCTGTAGCCTCTTTATTTCATCTCTACGATACTTAATGCTGTCTTTCCAATTACGGATAAACCATTTATCCGTTTCATCTGCAAGGAGTTCTTTGTACTGATTGATTTCGGTTTTATATCTTTTGATGTCTTCCTTGTAACAAGCAATTTCACATTCGATTTGTTTCTCAAGTCTGATTTCTTCTTCAGTTTTGCTATTGTCCATGAGTTTTTTACCCATATCATAAATGTCCTGTTTGGTAACAGTGTCATCATTCATATAGATAATCTCAAGTCTCTTATACAGGGTGTGATTATGTTCGTTGTCTTTACAGCCTGTGTTCTCTTGAAATTCGCTAAATAACATACCCGATACCTCCGTGTTTTAAGTGTTTATAAAGAGTACCTGCCTTTTAAGGGTCTTATATGAGTCTTGTGACTTTCCCCTGTCCCACCACTGTTTCGTTGGGGTTGCCCTCTCTTTATATTGATATATTATCAAATGTGATATCAAATGTCAACATAATTTTTGAAAAATTTTCAAACACAACATCTTGTATGCGAAAACATACTATATAACAATATATACTCCAATGATAACACCCGTTTGTTTACTTAAAGTAACAACTGTAATATAATTCAAGATAGTGGAAGTGGATTGATGTCTGCTTTTGCCCTCCGCAAACGGCGGGGGTGGAAACATCCCCGTCTATGCTTTATACGAGGGCTACCACTAAACATATAGGTCTCGACACAGACCATTAAACAGTGTCACATTCATCGCAGTAAGTGACTGCGGCTTTACAAATTAAACTTGTTAAAAAGAATGGTAGGAGGACAAAACTTATGACCATCAAAGAAATCTTCGACAAAGCCGGAGAGGACGGCACACTGACCTACGAACAGTTTGAGACCTTTATGAAAGAGGGTGGAGCAAAGTTCACAGACCTTTCAGATGGGAAGTACGTAAGTAAGTCAAAGTATGAGTCAGACCTCAAGGCAAAGGACAGTGAGATTGAAGCAAAGGATGCTGATATCGCAAGTAGGGATGAACAGATTACTAATCTGAACGGAACTATTGAGACGAGAGATACAGACCTTGCAAATCTCCAAAAGCAGTTGGAAGAGGCTGGACAGGATGCCACCAAACTTGCTGAACTCGGTGATAAAATCACAGGACTTCAAACCAAGTATGATGAAGATGTTCAGAACTATCAGAACCAGCTGAGACAACAGGCTTATGAATTTGGATGTAAGGACTATGCAAACACTAAGCAATTTTCTTCACAGGCTGCGAAGAGAGACTTCATCAAAGCCATGATTGAAAAAGGTTTGCAGATGGACGGAGACAAGATTCTCGGTAGGGATGACTTTGCTGAGGCATATTTCGCTGAGAACAGTGATGCACTCAAAGCACCCGAACCCGAACCTACTCCCGAACCCGAACCCACTCCCGAGCCTGCACCTAAGCCCATACCCGAATTGGTAGCACCTACACCTGGACCCGAACCTGGTGCTAACGCAGGCACATTTGATTTCGGATTTACAGGTGTTAGAGCACATTAAAAACTAACACATAAAAGGAGAGAAAGACTATGCCCGCACATGGAGTAGTAAACTACGCAACAGAGTATAGTAGAGCACTTTCACAGGCGTATCCTTACGTTCTGAACTTTGGTGCTCTCTATCGTACAGCCAACAACAACAAGTATCGTTGGGTAAATGCTAAGACCATCGAGATTCCTAGCATTTCAACCACAGGTCGTGTTGATTCTGACAGAGACACCATTGCAACTGCTCAGAGAAACTACGACAATGCATGGGAGACCAAGACCCTTACCAACCAGAGAAAGTGGTCTACTCTTGTACATCCCATGGACGTTGACCAGACCAACCTCGTAACCACCATCACCAACATCACCAAGGTGTTCAATGACGAACAGAAGTTCCCCGAGATGGATGCTTACTGTATCTCTAAGATTTACACCGATTGGGCAGCACTTGGAAACGTTGCTGACCACACAGCAATCACCACATCAAATGCTCTTACTGTATTCGATAATCTGATGCTCAAGATGGACAACAAGAGAGTTCCTGTACAGGGAAGAATCCTCTATGTAACCCATGAGATTAAGTACATCCTCAGAGAGGCACAGTCCATTGCTCGTAACTTCGATGTTCAGCACAACAATGCAACTATAAGCCGTGCCGTTGACAGACTTGATGAGGTTGAAATCGTAGGTGTTCCCGCACCTCTTATGAAGACTCTCTATGACTTCACAAGTGGTTGGAGACCCGCAGGAAATGCAGACCAGATTAATATGTGTCTCATTCATCCCGATTCTGTCATCACTCCTGTTTCTTACACTTTCTCACAGCTTGACGAGCCTAGCGCAGGTTCTGAGGGTAAGTACATCTACTTCGAGGAGTCTTTCGAAGATGTCTTCATCCTCAACAAGAAGGCAGGAGCAATTCAGTTCAACACCACAGTTGCTACCTCAACCTACACCGCTGTAACACCTGTCGGAACTGAGAATCCTAGCACTGAGGGATGGTACGAGTACAGTGTCATTGATGGCATCTACTTCGCTACCGCCGATACCACTGTCGTAGCTGGTAAGACCTATTACTCAGCATTAAGACCTATTACTTAGCATCTTGATGACCACAATATAGGAGGGCAATCACAATGATTTACGCTCAAAAAGGCAATAAGTTAAGACAGATTGCCGAGGCTGATATCGATACCTATGTTGCACAGGGTTTTAAGATTGTGGATGAAAAGGGGGCTGTCTTGAAAGAGACAGTTCCCATGGACATCCCCACTCTGAGAAACGCTTATGCGCATCATGTGGCTGAGATTAATGCACTCAAGGCAAAAGTGGCTGAACTTGAAGCACAGTTAAAGGTTGCAAAGGAGAAGCCCGTAAAGGCTGAAAAGGCAAAAGAGCCTGTTGAAGAGGTAACCGAGGCTGAGGCTGAGAAGAAGCCCACAAAGGGAAGAAAAGCACAGTAATAACGTAAAGGTGGTGGATTCTTATGTATCTCACGTATGCAGATTATACTTCTATGGGTGGTACATTGGATGAAACCACCTTTAATGATTTTGAATTTGAATCCGAATGCATTGTTAATTGGTACACATTCAATCGGTTAAAGACTGAGACAACTTATCCCGAAGAGTTATCAAGGTGTATGTATGCACTCATTAAGTTGGCAAAACTTAAGGCAGATGCTATGACCCTTGGTTCTCAGACAATAAGTACCTCGGAGGGTGGGGTAGTAACGACAGTAACAACAGATGCTACTATTGCATCCCAATCCAATGATGGTGTGTCTGTCAGTTATAATTCGGTAAGTGCCTCGGAGGTGTTCAATAAGTTGAACGCAATGCAAAAGGGAGGAGAAATTGAAACACTTGTTCAGTTATACTTGAACGGAGTAAAGGACTCTTTGGGAAGAAAACTTCTGTATAGGGGGTTGTACCCGAATGAGTAAGCCAGGATACCCTGTGTGGTGGGATACCACACTAACAATATATAATAAATACGAAGACCCCCAAACAGATGTTATTTCATGGTACAGAACAGTTGTTACTGATTGTTTTTGGAAAGCATCGGGGGATAAAGTATTTATCGGACAGGTTGTTTTGGATTCAAAATCAGTTCTTTGTCGTATACCGAAAGATACAAGATTTCTTGAAAGATACGATTGGGTCAAGTTACCGAATGACCAAATGGCAAATTATTTTACCATGGGAATCGGAGATATTATCGTTAAAGGTGAATGCACAGATGAGATAAATGAATATGTATCTGGGCAACACGCTACGGACTTACTTGACAAATATCGACCTTATCAAAAATGTGTTGAGGTAGACGAATTTGCAATAAATGTGGGTGTCGGAAGAAATAATGAACATTATTTGGTAAGAGGAAAGTGATGTGTCAGTTGCAAAAATCACACTGAAAATTGAACTTCCCGTAGTAGATGCTATTGAAAAGGCATTGGACGATGCTACGAGAACGGAAATATCTCAGTTAATCGCTGACAAAACTGACCCATATGTGCCGTATAAGACAGGTGCGTTAGCAAATAATGTTACAGTTACCCCCGACAGTATCACATATCATCAGCCTTATGCAGGCAAGAATTACTTTGGGGAAGATATCGCACATAATCCTCAGTACCATCCGTTGGCTACAGCGAAGTGGGATAAGGTAATGTTGCAAGAACAAGGAGAGGAACTTACCCAAGAAGTTAGAGATATAATAATACGGAGGTTAGACGAAGAAATACATGGGCGTGGATAAGAATCAAGCAATCATAGACTTTCTCATTACTTGCCCTCAAATCGCTAACAACAAGTTATTCTTTAACTTCATAAACGGCAAGGACAATGATAAACAGATAATCACCAAGTCAACAGACGTTAAGACGAACAAGGTGTATATAGATGGAAGTGTTCAGAAAAAATACTCTTGTTCGATTATAGATTTTCGGTCAATATCCTATAATGCCGTGGTAAAAGACCCCTCATATCCGAATGAGAATGTTGAGGAATTGTATGACGTGCAAGGAATCCTTGATTGGATTAATGAGCAAGCCGACAATTACAATTTCCCGAATTTCGGAAGTGATTGTATCATTGAAACAATGAAAACAGTCACAGATGTGCCGAATCTCAATGGAGTTGATACAAGTATCTCCCCAGCAATTGCTAAATACAGTATCGCCATTCAGATAGAATATCTTGATACTAGTAAACAGATTTGGAATAACTAAGGAGGAAAATCACAATGAGTGTTATCAAACAGTTTAACCTCAGACAGGGACAGAGGGCTGAACGTAAGACACTTATCACTGTTGCCGAGTGGACAGAGTATACTCTTACCACATCAGCACCTGCTGATTGGTCTACGAAATATATGTACTATTTCACCCGTTCACAGACCCCCACAGGATATGTGTATGATGCTGTTCCTACCGGAGATGAGGCTCCCACATGGGCAGCAAACAAATATTTCTCAGCATCACTGGAAAGAGAAATCATGGGCACACGTACCGAGGATTCGAGTATCGAGTATAATACCGATATCGCTACAAGCACAGACATTCTCGGAAACAACTACTCAGATGTTAATAAGACTCAGCCCGAACAGGGATTTGACCCGTTCCTTGTTCTCGGTGGTTCAAAACTCGGAGCGTTTCTTAACGACATCAGACGTAGAAATGCACTTTCTGAACTTGACCAGTTCACAATGTACATCATCACAGCATTTATCGGAGATGCTACCAATGGTTATGAGACTGAGAAGCAGACAGGCTGCACCATCTCTTACGACAGCATCGGTGGAGATGTAAACGTAAACTTCCCCATCACTGTTCATTTCAGTAACAAGATTACCACAGGTAAGGTAGATAAACTGTCATCTGACTTTGCATTTACCCCCGATGTTACTGTATAATAAAGCAAGGAGGACACTATGAGCGAATTAGACATCAAAACTTCCACAAACCTTGAAGATACTACTGATATGCCTGTTCCCACTGAGGAGCAGGCAACCTCAGTAGATACTGAAACAGCCGTACCCGAGAAAGAGATTATCGATATTCAGATGGCTTCCCCCAAAAAGACTTATCGTATTAATGGGGATAACAACTGTATTATCGAACTTAACCCCTCGGACTTAAATGTTATTGTGCGTATCAAAGAGGTTTATGCAAAACTCAATAACATGGCACAGAGGGCAGGAGCACTTTTAGTAGACCAAGAAGAGGCTACTACGGAAAAGAGTCTGAACAAGATTGCCAAGGCTCTTACAGAACTTGATGCTGAGATGAAAGATATGGTGGATTACATCTTTGATTCCAAGGTAAGTGATGTGCTTGCACAGGGGACAAACATGTACAGCCCTGTAAATGGAGAATTTTGGTTTGAGCATTGCATTGATGTTCTTATCGGTCTCTATAACGCTAATTTCAGCAAAGAGATGCGTAAGATGAAAGAACAGGTACAGAAACAGACAAGCAAGTATTCATATATGAGATAAGATATGTATTCGTTGCCTACTTCATTAATTGTAAATGGGAAAGAGTTTGCAGTCCGGAATCGTGGTGATTTCCGGACTGTATTAGATTGTTTTGAAACATTAGATACTATTGAAATAACAAAGGAAGCACGTATTCTGTCGTGTCTTTGTTTATTCTACGAAGACATTAATTGCTTTGAAGACCTCGGTAAGTTTGATGACATAGTAGAAGCCTATAACAGGATGATATGGTTCTTTAATTGTGGGCAAGATGCAATAGGAAGTCAATCTCGGTATAAGTTGCTTGATTGGAATAAGGACGCACCCCTCATATATTCAGCCGTCAACAATGTAGCGCAGAAAGAGGTGCGTAATGAGGACTATCTTCATTGGTGGACATTCATGGGATACTACCTTGCCATAGGTGAGTGTTCCCTTTCTAATATAGTATCAATTCGTAGTAAACGTGCCAAAGGCAAGAAACTTGAGAAGTATGAACAACAGTTTGTACGTGAGAATCCTCAATATTTTTGGAACACTCAGTCAGTTGAACAACAAGAGATAGAAGCCGAAATCCGTAGACTTTGGGAGAATGGAGGTAAATAATGGCAGAAGTAGAAGAGATTACAATTCCTATTGGAATGGATATAGATAAAGTACTTAAGTCTGCTGAAAAACTCCGTAAGACCCTTGATTATGCGCTTAAGTCTACTGAGGGAAAAGACCTCACAGCAAGGCTTGAGTCTATCCGTATAAAGGCTGATGCAAGTGCTAAGTCTATTGATGATATTCAGAAGAGCCTTAAAGGGATGGAGTCTGTTAAGATGGAATCCTCTTTTGTTAAGGAGTTAAGAGAAGATATTGAGCAACTTAAGGTATCCTTAGACGAAGCACAAAAAGACCTTGAAAAGACCAAAATAGATGTCGGGGCTGGTTTATACGACACTCCTCTTAGGAATAAGGGATTTTCTGAGGAGCAAATCGTTGCCGAGACTAATAAACTGTTAGAGCAGAAGCAAGCAATTGTCGAGCGTATAAATAATGAACTTGCGACCCAACAGCAACTTCTTGAGTCTACTCTTAAAAGCGATAAGGGATATGCTGACCCTAAAGAGTCCCCCGAATATCAAGCAAAAGTACAGGAACTTGAGAAAGCCGTAAACCAAGCAAAGGTTATTACGGCTTCTTGGGATGAGGCTATGTCTAAATCGGGAGGTGAGGCTGTCCGTCCTCTGATTAATTATATGGAAGAGTTACAGGTGCAAAGTGATGCTTTGTCTTCCAAGATTAATGAAATAACAAATGATTTTAAATCCCTTGAGGAAGAGAAAAATCAGTTAATGTCAGAGGGGGCTACTCTTACTCCCGAATATCAAGCAATGGATGATGCTCTTCAAAGCATGTGCGTAAGGGCAAAAGCACTTGAAGATACAATGGACAATCTTATTGCTGAGGGCAACATCGGTACTACAGCGTATGAATCGGCTGAGGGAGAGTACAACCAACTTGTTGCTGAGATGGAAGAACTCGGTAACAAGATGATGCAAATCAAAGAAGAGGGAAAGGATGCTGAGATAGTAGACCCCTCGGTTGTGTCTAGATTATCCGAAATAAACTCAGAGGAAGATAGACTTACACAAGAGACCATGCAACTCTACGAACAGTGGCGTAGGGTACAACAGGCTATTGCTGATGCTAACAATATAATGGCACAGGGACATGTTCCTCAAGGGGCTTCCCCTACGGCTGAGGGGGATACTAGTGCCATTTGGAACAGCATTGGTAAGGGAACGGAGGTATTAGATGATATTCCTGTGTCAGCAAAAGAGGCTGATGCAGCTATT